CTTTCTTTTCGTCTAAATCTTTTAAATCGTATGATAATTGTTTGAAGTCCATAATGCAAATATATAAAAATTATTTATAATCATTCTAAATAAGCTAATTTATTTTTCTAATCGGTAAGCCGTCCGCATCTTCTTTAATCGTAAATACTATTTTACAACGGCAATTAATTATATTCCCCGCCGTTCCGTTTGGGTCACCTGGATATTCCAACTCTTCACCACCAACGAAAAACGGTTGCGTAGCATCAACTTTTACCCCGTTCATATCTAAGTGGTCAAAAGGTGATTTAGGCGGTCTGCGTGTACGATTGTCTTGCGCACTTATCCACGTTTTCTCCAATTCATATTCGCTATCTTGTGCACTTAACAAAGTAGCTAAATTAGTAGCGGTTGTGGTTTCCGTTCGTGCTATTCTTAACGCTTGTGCTTTGTACCACCCAAAGCGATTTTGTAAATTACGTGTTATATCGGCAACGCTTAAATTATTATTGTAACCGTCTTGAATTACTGCAATAATAGAATCTATTAATGTTTGATGAACTGAAACAATACGCAACCCTGCATTATTATTTAACCATTGAGTTATAATAGCGTTAAAGTCTATTTCGGCTTTTATTTGTCTTGCTGTTCTTTTATATTGTGGCTCGATTAAATTAGCATAAACCTCTTTATACATTTGTTTAATTTGGGCATCTGTAACGTTACCGTAAATCAACGCCTCATAAGTAGCCTTAGACATATTGCCAAACGGAATGTTATTGACTATTTTCAACACATTACGTCTAACTATTCGGTAAGATTGCATTTCCTGCCTTATCCTTAACTTATCCATTTTGAATATCGTTAATACTTGGGTCGTTTATATTTACTATTCCGTTAGGTATGTAAATTTCGTTCATCATTTCGTCGTCAATCTCTTCGTAGTTGAAAACCTCACGTCTTTCGTTTAATGTTAAAGGAACTGAGTTAACCCATTCAGACATTGTTTTCATATCGGTTTGCATTTCAGGCATTTCTGTAATATCAAACTCTAACTCTGTATTCTCATAACCTTTGAATAACTGAATAAATTGAGGGTTTAAGTAAGATGCCAATAAATCTAAATCGGGTTTAATATTATCTATCATTACTCTTTTACGTGCTTCAACAAGCGTATCAGTAAAACCTCCAGAACCTGTAGAGTTTCTATCTTCATTTAATAAATTAACATCCCAATTTAAACAATTCGCTAAAGTACGTCTATCGTAGCTTAAATAATCAAATGGTTTTAATTGGTCGGTTGTTAAACCTACTTGTGTAAATCCTAATTTAGCACTTGCACCCGCTATGTTTGAAAGTCTTGTGGCATTGTTATCCATTTCAACTAAACGGTCTTTTAACTCTTGACCTTGTTCAGCGGTTAACGGTGTGCCACCATCCCCTGCGTGAATGAAACCGTAAACACCACTATTAAGCATTGTTTTGGTATTGTTATCAATCGCATTATTTGAACTGTTAATATTGCGGATTGCCGACATCAACTCGCTATAACCGTATAATTGTGTCCCGCTATAATCAAAGAACGGATTTGTACGTTTTATGTGAATTATATCTTCAGCCTTAAATTTAACTAATTGATTACCTTGTTGTAAAACATAGTAATCAATCGGGCTTTCAACACCTAACATACTTGCACCCTGTTTCAATACAATTTGCACCCAATGTGATGGCAGTATATAAAGCTGCAACGGCTTCCCTGCGTTTGCGCCCTCAGTAGGTGACATTTTATAAAAGTAAACGTTACCGCAAACTTTTAAATAAACTTTGTATAAGAATAGAATATCTTTCCACGTTTGCACGGGATTTGGCACTTCAATAGGCATCGGCATTTCTGAATCAGTATCGTAAGCCTTTTGCTTTAATCGTTTAATAGTTTGCTTTTGCTGATAGGTTAAATCATTCGGAAAACGTTTGATTTGCTTATGTACTTTTTCGTCAGTTATCTTCTTAATTGCAAACGGTACTATCGTAGTTTTGGAAGCCATTTGATTAACCATAGCGTTAACGTCGGGGTTTTCACCATAGCCTTTTACTAATAACGTTTCAAGTGTTGAATTATAGGTATTTGTTTGACCGCCTATTAACTTATACATCGCTTGGTTAAACAAGTTTTGTGTAGGATTCATAAAAGCATTCCAAGCTATCTGTAGTCTATTTTTAGCCATTATAGTATATTTTGTTTCAAAGATATAAAATTATTTATAATAATTCTAAATAAGGCGTTTAAAATGTAAAAAATGATTGTCGTAACTCAAAATAGAAACGCATAGCCAACGCATCTGAGTAGTCAGGGGAATGACCGATTAACTCTTTTACCTTGTCTTTTGGTAGTATTCTAAGTTTACCGTCGTGGTCTATCTTATCTCTTTTAACCTGTTCTAATTCTTTGCCAATAGTATCTTGGATATCAGCATCGGCACAATTAACATAGATTTTATTTGATTGTATCGCTTCGGCTAATTTGTAATAACATTGCGTTTTTAGGTTTTGATATTCCACTACTGTATTATCTTCTTTTAATGCTTTTGAATTATTAACAAAACCTTTACACCTTACAACATCTACAACACCACCACCAACACCGTCCTCATCGGCAATAACATTACTTATCGGTACTTTGTGTTTTAACATTAATGACTTAATAGCTTCGGCAGTTTGGGTAATACTCGACTTATCTAAACTGAATATCTCAATTACTCGGAAACCACTCCAAACAAGTATAACCATTTTATCACTACCATAACGCGCAATATCGGCACTAATAAACATATCGCCTGAATCAACAAACTCGTTTGTGAATATGTTTTGTATTTTGTCAAAATCTATTAAACGCGCAGGGTCGTTATCATATTCCCAATTACCATAGTACAGCCTTTGCTTACTGTTTTCATCTAATGCTAATAATGAATCTAAATAAGATGGCGGTAAGTTAGGATTGTCAGTAGGTAACGATTGTATAAACTTTCGGGTATCTTTTATAGTTCCGTTTGCAGTAGGAATGTAAAACTTTGAGTAAGTCCAATTTTTCGCAGGGTTGCAAGTTCCTAATATTTTAGGAGTTAAACTATAGTCGTTTAACTTATATCTTATACGAGATGTTACAATTTGCCACGCCTTAAAAGATATTTGATTACACTCATCTATAAACGCCCCTGTAATTTCCAAAGACCCCAAACTATCAAAATTTGGGTCTGCTGGATAAGAATACAAATCTTTTAAAAGTATCTCACTACCATTTGTCCAAGTTATAACACCTGTTTGACTATTAAAGTTATAATCTTTCGATAGTTTTAAAGTCGATGTTAACTCAAAGAATGTATTTAAGGTGGTTTCCTTTAAAGTCTTTAATTTAGAACGACCCATTAACCAACGGGTTTTAGGGTATAGTTGGCATTGCTCTATTAGCCAAAGAACGCCTAAAGCGGATTTTCCGCCACCCGCAGCACCTCCAAAAAGTATTTCCTTTGTAGTGTTGTCTTTTAGATAATAAACCGCGTGTTCTTGTTTAAGAAGTAGTTTCATTTGGTTTTATTCCTGAACCCAAACTAATTACGTTTGTAGTGATTTCTCCTGAGTGTTCCTGTTGGATTTTATTGCCGTATTTTTCAGGTCTTAGCTTACCTAAAACCCATTGCCTTGCTTCTATTTGAAGTTTGTTTCTTTGGATAACGTTATGATTTGTTATTTCTATTCCGTCTTTTTCGATTACATCTTCTCCTTGCTTATCGGCTATCTCAAGTATTTCATCAAGCAAAATCAATTCTCTAAGTTCACACGCGCGCGCGTATCGTTTCGCTTTTTCTTCTGCTTCTTCCGTTCTATTGCCGACTGTATCTTTTTCCTCTAACCATTCATAGAAAGTTGAACTGCTTGGCATCCCATTTGTAGATAAAGCATAACGCAAAGACTTGCCACTTTCAATTTCTGAAATGATATAATCAAAGCAATCGTTTTTTTTATCTTGTGTATAAGCCATTGTTGTTTTATTAAATACGTAAAACCTACCTTAAAACGTTAAAGTAGGTAACAGTAATTTTAATTTGCTACTGCCGTATGTTATTTTAATCTTAATTCTACTCTTTCGGTTTTCATATCTCTAATAAAATCATCATCAGAATATTCTACCATATAGTTTGACTTATTTAGATTGCTTAATTTATAAACCCTTAATAGTTGCTTTTTACTATAATTTATAAATTCAGAAATATGATTTTCTGGTGCGATTTTCAAATATTGATTTGTTATTTTTCTATATACAAAGAAACTTGTTTCCCCAATTCTTAGCCTATTCTTTGCTCTAATAAATTTTAACTTTCGGTTTTTATTGTTGTTTTTCATAACTATTTAGCTTAGTTTACTTCGGTATCCATAAAATCGAAATACCTTCTTATTTTTTCGTGTCCTTCTTTACTGTAATCGTAAAAGAACTCATTACCGCCTATAGTTAGTATTATTTCAGTCTTATCATCACTTATTGAATACTTGTCTATTCGGTCTA